TGGAGGGTAAAGGAAAACTCTAACATGAGTTTTAGTCTTCAAGGGCTCAATTTTTATGTAAGTTCTTCTATCGTTGCCCGTTATTGGTTAGAAAAGCTTTACCCAAAGGAAATCGCCGAAGCTCATAGAGAAGGAGACTTTCATATTCATGACCTTGGTTGTCTTTCAGCCTATTGCATGGGATGGGACCTATATGACCTTCTTTTAAGAGGGTTTGGAGGGGTTAGTGGGAAGGTTGAAAGTGCCCCTCCTAAGCATTTTAGGTCTGCCCTTGGACAGATAGTAAACTTCTTTTATACCCTTCAAGGAGAAGGGGCTGGGGCTCAAGCCTTTTCTAACTTTGATACCCTCCTTGCCCCTTTTGTAAGGTATGACAAACTAACCTATCCTGAAGTAAAACAATGTATGCAGGAATTCTTATTTAACTTGAATGTTCCGACGAGGGTAGGGGCCCAAGTACCCTTTACCAACCTTACTTTAGACTTAAACCCCTCT